TTCCAAGGCGTCCTCACAATATGATGGTATGAAACCATATCTTCGCTTTAAAGGTTTAACTGATTCTGATTTTCTTCCTATGATGCACGGCAAACCATATGATGATTTGAAAGATTATGTTGAAAGTATAATTGGTGAAATTGTTCCAATGAAAACTGAAAATGGAATACCAACTGCAAGTAGAAAACTAAAAATTTCAAATAGAATTATATCTTTAACTAAAGAAGGATTAAAAGACCATAGCTCTGAATATGAATCTTTTATAAACACAATCACAAAGGCAAAAAATCTAACTGAAAGAAAAAGATATTATTATTGTGATTATGGTTTTCAAAACTTTAAAGATGTAGTTTTAGGAAAAACAGAAAAATTAATTCCAAATAAAGAGAATTATGACAAGTTTCATTTAGAGAATATATACAAGTGGTGGAAAAACAAAGCAACAAACCGATATGAATCATTAAAGAATGATAATCGAATTAGAAATGATATTGAGGTTTGGACATTGAATAAAGATTTGGATATAATACGATGATAAAACAAGAAATTGTTGACTTTTTTGAAAAGAACTGTGATGAAAGAGGTATACCAAATATACCAAATAATAAATGGGTAGAGCTAACAGAACTTCATAGTAAAGATGAGATCCGTGAAGCACTAGCAAAATATATTATTGATAATAAAATACCTTTTCCATTAAAAACAATAGATGAAGAAACAACAAAACAATTATTTTTTAGATTCTATAATACTTCAATGTTAGGTGAATATAAAGACTTTGAAAATGTCCAAGAAAAGTATGACTATAAGCACAAATACTCAGACATACCTCTTGGTGTTATTGACAAGAGCCATGCTTTCAATAATATAAGTGATTACTTTCAACAAGAAAATAGAATGAAATGTGGATCAAACACCTGTTCTGCACCATTAGAAATATGGAATGATTTTGGTAAATTGACCACTATGAATTGGCACTTTTGGAGAAGTGGTGTCATGGGTGATTCTGATTTGACCGAAAAATCATTTAGGTCTGGTTTTAGACTTGGCACTTATACTGCTACACAATTCAAACCATCTGTAGCCAAAGCACTCTATGAAAAACATCAAGCAGAAAATATTTTAGATACCTCTTGTGGTTGGGGTGATAGATTGGCAGGTTTTTATGGAACACCAAAAACAAAATTATATGTAGGTTGTGATCCTAATCCAGATGTATTTGAAGTTTACAAAAAACAATGTGTCTTTTATGAAAAAGTTATAACAGGTCAAGAACCAAAACTGATTGAAAAAGAAAACTATTTTGAATGTATTGGAAGTAAAACTGTAAAGATATGGAATCTTCCATCAGAAGATGTTGAATGGACATTATACAATGATACATTTGATTTATACTTCACATCACCTCCATATTTTGAAACAGAAAAATATGCTTCTGATACGGACAAAGTAGAAAATCAATCTTGGTCAAGATACAATTCATTTGAATCATGGAAAAACGATTTCTTCTTTGATGTTACAAAAAAAGTTTGGCCAACAATCAGAGATGGTGGTTATATGATGATAAACATTATTGAACCTAGAGGACGAAATGGTCAACGATTTGGTCTTTGTGATGATATGGTTGAAACCTTTTCAAACTTCGATAATAGTTTCTATGTTGGTAAAATAGGAATGAGAATGATGGCTAGACCAAACGCAAAAGAACTCAAAGAAGTTTTCATAGAACCTGTTTGGACTTTTATGAAAGGTGTTGAAACATATCCTTTTAAAACTAATAACTCATTGGAAGAATTCCTTGTATGATGAAATATGCTATTGAATCTGATTGTGATGAAATTCGTTCAATCTTAAACAAATACAAAAAAGATTATTTTCCACATATTCGAAATGATTATATTCTAAACAACATTAAAAGAAATAAAGTCATTTATGAAGATGGCGTGGTTATCATATTCAATGTTTATAAAAGAAAACAAAAGATAGGCGATAATGTTGCTGAAAAAGATGATGTTCATTTAAAGCAAATATTTGTAAATGAAAGAGGAAACAAGAAAACAAGTGAAGTATTTTCAAAGTTTATAAACTCATTTGATACTAAAGTTTGGTTATCAGTGAGAGAAGAAAATATAATTGCAAGGAAGTTTTACGAAAAAAACAACATGAAAAAGGTTGGCGATATATCATGGTCTAGTGGTAAAATCAAAGGGTGTGTATATTGTATCTCTTTAGCTTGACATTATTCGGTAATTATTGTAGCATAAATACACCATTAAATCGGAGACAATATGCCAACAGTATCGCCTAATTATATGCAAAAAGGAACATTGAATCCTTTTTATACTGTTACGAGTATAATACAATCTTCTGTTGAAAGAAAATTAACAAGCCAAAAGGTTAAATTTAAAAAGATTATTTTTAAATGTGTTGATAGTGTTTTTGGTGAAACAGTTTATGATTCTAAAGGAAAGTTTTTATTTCAATTAACAGATGATAAAAAAACTGATATGCCATATAATGTCAAGTTAAATAAAAAAGATATAACAGGACATTTTGGTATGGCAACTAGAAAAGATTCAACAGCTTCATCTAATGTTAATGAATATTTAACGGTTCATTTTCTAGTAAATACTTTTAATGGTGTTAAAGAATTAGAAAATGAATCATGTAAATTAAAAACTAAAAAAACGGGCATAAAAACTGGTGAAGGAACAGATATTAAATTTGAAGATTTATGTGAATTGATTGATAAAGATGAAACAGCAGAAAGAGATATAAAAATTGGTTATCAAAATTCAGAAGCTGTTAAAAAAGATATAAAAGGTCTAGGAAAAATAAAAAATTTATATTGGGTTCCAAGAGGAAAACCAAAAGGCATTTCTCCTAAAACACCATCAGATGTTATCATTGAATTTACTAATGGTGATTTTGTAGGATATTCAAATAAAATAGCAGCGGGTAAAGATGAAACACCTAAATTTAATACAAATATTACTGCATTTTATGGAAAATTAGAAGACAATAAACAATTAAAAAATATAGAAAAGATGATTGATAAATCATGGAATGATGCTGAAAAAGATATACCATCATCTAAAAAAAATGCTATTGATGCTATTAAGAGTTTTGATATAACTAAAGAACCTTTTAGTGAATCATCATCTAAAGAAAAATTTGCAAAGTTATCTGAATCATTTAAATTGGATTCTTTAGATTTTTATGGTTCAGGATTTTATTATAGTTTTAGAAATAATTTAATTAAATTTCTTGGAAAATATTTAACTAATCCTAGTAATTTAGTTTATTTTTTAAACACAATATATTTTTATACTTATGATGATCCTAGAATGAACTATGTTCCTTGTCCTTATAAATTACTAATAGGTCGAGAAAATAGAGAAAGTGAAATAAAAGATGTATCAGAAAACGCTGATTTAAAAAATATTTTAATGAATAAAAAAGATAAAGATTTAAAAAATATAAGATTTATGTATGATAATCAATCACAATCATTTAAAATAAATTTTGAATATAGAAAGATGAAAGTGTCAATGCCTATAACTTGTAGAACAAGAGCCGCTGGTGGTTGGTCTGGTAAATCACTTTTTATCAATACACCAGGATTAAAGATTTTATGAATTTCACAGATTTTTTAACAGAAGCAAACATAAGCAAAAATGTTCACCTCGAACACCTCGAAGATGAAGTATTAAATCGCGGTGTGATTGGTGCTCGTGATGCTATTAATTTCTTACAATCATTAAGAGATATGTTAGCGGGTAATACAACATCACACATAAATGTAACGACAAAATGGGATGGCGCACCCGCTGTGTTCGCGGGTATCAATCCAGAAAATAGCCAATTTTTTGTTGGAACAAAAGGGGTGTTTGCTAAAAATGCTAAGTTAAATTATACCACACAAGATATCGACAAAAATCATCCAAGTTCAGGTTTAAATAAAAAATTAAAAATAGCATTAAGATATCTTCCTAAATTAGGCATTAAAGGTATCTTACAAGGCGATATGATGTTTACTAAAGGTGATATTAAATCAGAAACAATTGCCGGTGAAAAAATGATTTCATTTACACCAAATACAATCACTTATGCTGTACCATCAGATTCTCGTTTAGCACAAACTATGCAGGCCGCTCAAATTGGAATTGTCTTTCATACTTCTTATACTGGTCAGAAAATGGAAGATATGAAAGCCAGTTTCAATATTGACATTAAAAATTTATCAACAACACGTGATGTTTGGTTTCGTGATGCTGACTATACGGACGCCTCTGGTACAGCAACATTCACATTACAAGAAACCAAAAATATCACAAGAATATTATCCGATGTTGGTTCACTATTTCAAAAAACAAACGCACTCACTTTAAATCGTGTAGCTAATAATGATAAAATAAGAAACTATATTAAAACATTTAATAATAAAAAAGTAAGAGCTGGTGAAGTTATAAGAGACACCATCACACATACAAGAGAACTTATATTAGATGTGGAGAAACAATTAAACGATAACATTTTAGATGCTAAACGAGAAGATACCAAAAGAAATCGACAGGCTGAAAAAACCGAAATTATGCGTTTTTTTAGAACCTCTGCAATAGAGTTGAAGAAAATGTTTGATATACAAAATGGTTTAGTTGAAGCAAAGATGATGATTATAAGAAAACTTCAACAAGTGGACCAGGTTGCAAGAACATTCATCAAAACAGATTCGGGTTATAGAATAACCGCACCAGAAGGTTTTGTTGCTGTTGACCACATTAAAGGTAATGCTGTGAAATTAGTTGATAGATTAGAATTTAGTCAGGCTAACTTCACAGCTGCAAAATCTTGGTCAAAATAAACACACAAAGGACAAACAAATGGCATATGATTTACAAAAAATACTAGAAGAATATGGCGAAGACGATTTTGGGTTTTCTGCTGTATCAGAAGCGGAATATAATGCTGTTATTGCTGAAAAGGCTGATACTGTTGAAGAATTCCAAGATAGAATGGTTCAACTAGAAAAACTGGTATTGCCTTTCTTTACTAAACTGCTTAAGACTGCTGATAAAGAGTATATCTATTGGCCAAACCGTAAAGACATGGTTGAGGCGCAAATTCAAAAAATATTAACTCTCACCAGAGGTTGACTTTTCTAATAAAATCTGATATACTCCAAATATGATAAAGTTCAATGAATTTCTTTCCGAAGAAACAAAAGATAACAAAGGTGGTTTAACTATCTTTGATATTGATGACACTTTGTTCAAAACAACAGCGCGAGTTAAAGTTGTTAAAAACAATAAGACTGTTAAACAATTAAAAACAGGTGAATATAACACATATCGTTTAAAGAATGGCGAGAAATTTGATTTTTCAGAATTTAAAGACTCTTTAAAATTTCAAAAAGAATCAAGACCTATTAAAAGAATGATGGCAAAAGCTAAAGCAATTCTTCAAAATGCTCTAAGAACTCCAAAAAGTAAAGTCATTGTTGTAACAGCACGAGATAATATGGACAACAAACAGGTGTTTTTAGACACCTTTAAACAACATGGTTTTGACATAGATAAAGTAAGAGTTGAGCGAGCTGGTAGATTAAGTGATGTTGCTGATACTTCACAACAGAAAGCAATCATCATTTATAACTATTTGAAGACTGGCCAATTTGCTCGTGTGAGATTATTTGATGATAGTATTGAAAATCTTAAAAAGTTTTTAAGTCTAAAACGATATTTTCCAAAAGTTAGGTTTGAAGCTTTCTTTGCAAAAAATGATGGATCAATTAGAACCATTAAAGAAGAATATGGAGCTGGAGAACAAGGCACCACCGAGTTACTAAATAAATATTTAAATGATACTCCTTTTTCAAGACCTAAAAAGAAAAAGAAGTAATGAAGTGGATTAATAAAAAAATTAAATAATGTAAAGTAGGAATTTGTTATGAAAGATATTGTGGTTGGTTGTATCACTGGTTATAATTTTGATAAAATTAAACCGTGGGTTAATTCATTAGATAATTGTGGCTTTGAAGGCACAAAAGCCATGATATGTTATAACATAGATTACGATACAGTTGATGAATTAGTCAAAAGAAATTATTCAATTCTCGCCTTTAGTAAAGACGAAGACAAAAAAACTCTAAAATATCCAAAAGAAAACTTTTCAATTGTTGTAGAACGATTTTTACACCTTTGGTATTTGCTCAAACGATTCAGAGGACAGTATAATCATATAATTACAACAGATGTAAAAGATGTTATATTTCAAACCAATCCATCTGAATGGTTAGAAAAAAATCTTGGCGATAAAGAAATTAACGTTGCATGTGAATCAATTCGGTATAAAGATGAAAATTGGGGCACCAACAATCTTATGAAATCTTTTGGTGCATTAATTCATGAAGAAATAAGTGAAAGTTTAATTTATAATGCCGGCACCATTTCTGGTAAGTTTGATACAATGGTCGATTTCTTTTTGAACATTTATATGTTATGTAATGGCACCCAACACTTTATTGAAGGCGGTGGAGGTCCTGACCAAGCAGCACTTAATGTATTATTGAATATGAAATCATATAAAGATATTACAAACTTTGCAAAATCAGAAGATGGATGGGCTGCACAATTAGGAACAACAGGGCCACAAATTGCAAATCAATATGGCGATAAAGTGGTTGAACCTAGTCCAATATTAAAAGATGATATGATATGCACCTCAACAGGAACACCATTTGCATTAGTGCATCAGTACGACCGTGTTCCTGAATGGCGTCAATTAATTGAGAAAAAATATGAATAATATTATTTTTGTTCCATCTGGAATACCATTAAACTTCCATGAAGCTTATGATAAAGATAATCATTGGCGCTATACAAAAGATACGAGAAATTACCAAACAATTGTTTATAATTATAATGACCATAAAGTTGAAGAAGGAACATATGATATTCTTGTAAAAGATATAGGTTTCAAATGGACTATGGCAAAACATTTTATGGAAACTTATGATTATCGTGATTATGAATATATTGGATTTTGGGACGATGACCTCGTAACAGACATACAAAGTATCAATCGTGGATTAGAACTCGCAAAAGAAAATAATATTAAAATTTGGCAATTGTCTACTTTAGCTGGTTCAGAATCAAGCCATCGTATACTACACCAAGAAAAAGATTGGAAGTTTTCATTAACAAATTTTAATGAGGGTATGGCGGTGTTCTTTCATTCATCTTTAATACCAAAATTATTAAAGTTTTTTGAATACCATGAAGTAAAAAGTGGCTATGGTTTTGATTGGATATTTTCAGCAATTACAAAAGAAAAATGTGGAGTGATACATGAGGTTTCTATGTATCATCCAGGTAAACAAACACATTATGATGTAGGTGAAGCAAACAAAGAAATGGCTCATATATTTAAAGAGATTTATCCAAAATTCATGAAAGAGGTTTATAATGAAGATACCGGACCATTTCAGGCAGAGTATCAATTACACGAAACAACAATAAAGGTATAATTATGGCAGAAGTTGTTAGTTTTAAAAAAGAAGTTAAAAAAGAATTTGTAGTAGATAATCAAATTAAAGGCCGTAGTTATTCAAGTAATACCGGCAAATTACTTAAACATATGGACAGATTGATTGAATTGCAAGAAGGTAAACGACCAAGGCCAATCATGGTTCATATGTCACCTTGTAATCCATGTAATTTAACTTGTTCATTCTGTTGTTTTGCCAATCGGGCTATGAAAGAAATGTTGACTGTTGAACAAATGAAATCAGCAATTGACCAATTTGTTGCTCTTGGTGCAGAAGGCTTAGAGTTTACTGGTGGTGGTGAACCAACATTACATCCAAAAT